CTCACCTGTTTTGAGTATGCTGATGGTGTGAATATCCCTGGTGGATATCAACTCACCGACCTTGATATGTACTACAGTAAGGTCAGTAATGCTTTCAACAGAGCATCTGGTAGAGAAATTGATCAGAAGTTTCCAGCATCTGCTGGTGCGTTTGCTAAGCAACGTCCAGAATTTGAAATCGTTGGCGCATTTGCTGCTGACCCAATTACAATCACTAGTATCATTTCTGGTGATGGTGCAACACCTGGAACCATCGTTACAGTTACAACTCAGACTCCTCATGGTCTGAATTCTGGAACTCCAATTAAAATTCAGAACATTAACGTAGAAGATTATAACATCTCTACTAAGGTTGTTCAAGTTGTAAGTGATAATGTATTTACATATGCACTTCCATTTGTAAGATCTAATCTACCTGCTGGTCCTGGTGCTGGTCTTGCTCCTGGTAATGGTGCAAATGTTACCATCGAGACTGATACTGTATCTGGCGCATCTCCTTACATCTTCAACGTATCTCTTCGTTCTGTCTACGGCATGAACGGTATGCACGCTGATGGTAGCAAGGCAGATGGTTTCCGTTCTATGGTTGTTGCACAGTTTACTGCTGTGTCTCTCCAAAAGGATGACCGTGCATTCGTTAAGTATAATCCAACAAATAGACTGTGGAGTAGTGGTCTCAATGGTAATGTAAAAGTTACTGGAGATAGACTATCTTCTGAATCTTCTGCTACAAATAATGCAAATGTCTTCCACTTAGATTCTGATGCTGTCTATAGAGACGGTTGGAAGACAACTCACATCAAGATGTCTAACGACTCTGTTATTCAGGTCGTTTCAGTCTTTGCTATTGGTTTCCACAAGCACTTCGAATGTTTGAGTGGTGGTGACGCATCTATTACTAACTCTAACTCCAACTTCGGTCAGTTCTCACTTGCTGCTGATGGATTTAAGAGAGATGCATTTGCGAAGGATGATAAAGGATTTGTAACAGGTGTTGTCACACCCAAATCAATTGGTACCCCAGAGATTGATATTGAATGGGTTCAATTTGATGCTGATAAAGTTACTAACACCTCAGATGGACAAAGAATTTATCTGTTAGGATATACTTCTTTAGATATTGAACCACCAGCAATCTCTCAAGGTTATAGAGTTGGTGCAAAAGTTAATGATAAAATCTTCCTTAAAGATACCAACAGTGTTGAGTATTCTGCTGAAGTCTTAATGACTAATGATGTTCCTACTGGAACTGGAACAGCAAACGTTTGTAATGGTGTCGATACATCTGCAAAAGTATATACTGGAGTTACGATTACAACTCCTTCTACAGATACGACAGGTAGAAAAACAATTTATAATACCACTGGTCCTCACAACTTGAGGAATGGTGAATCTATTAGAATCTTTAGTGAAACTGGCGATCTTCCAGAAGGACTGGAAAGAGGTAAAGTTTACTATGCAATTACATCATTCAAAAACAGCACTAGAAATGATGAAGGTGGTAAAATAACTCTGAGTGGTAGTCAGTTCCAAATTGCATCATCAAAAACAAATGCTGATGCTGCGACTCCAATCTTTATTACAAGTTATCTTGGTAAAGAAATTAGAGTTGAAAGTAGAGTTTCTGATAAGAAGGTTGGTGAAACTGGTCACCCAATTCAGTTTGACTATGATGTAAACAACTGGTTTGTCTATGTAAAAGCAGGCAGCACTCTGAAAACTTTCCTTGAAGGGGAGACAGGAGATTCTGAAATTTCATTCTTCAAGAGAGTTGAAGATGGAAGAAGTATTGACGAGAAAATATATAAGCTTCGTTACGTTGTTCCAAAAGAACTTAACAATGCGAGAGACCCTGTAAGTGGATTCATTCTTCAGGACTCTAGCACTGTTAATGTAAGAACTGCAAGTGACTTCAATAAGACTGCAATCTCTATCACATCAGATCCTGCTAATAACATTACTCCTGGTGAATATGATTTTGACCGTAATCCAAAATTCATTAGCACTTGTACTTACACAAACGCAACGAACACTCTTAAGTTTGTTGCAGAGAAAAATCACAACTTAAAACTCAATGATATCGTTGTAATTAAAAACGTACCTAGTGATACCAATACTGGTTCAAAGGATAATTTTGGATTCAATGGATCTTTCAGAGTTTTAAGCACTCCCGACGCTAAAACCTTCACTGTTAATGATGTCGATATCTTCGATATTACTCATGTTCCAGGAAATGCATTTTTTGATAGTAATGTAAGAGATAAGACTATTCCTACATTCAGTAGAAATGATGCTCAGGAAAACCTTTACATATATCGTGTAGAAACTATCACACCATATATTAAAGATATTCAAGATGGTGTCTTCTATCTTTATGTTCTCAATGCTAACAACTCCATGGAAGGAGGAACCTTCCAGGATATTAAGTATAGTCAGAATATTACTGACTTGTATCCACAGTTAGATAGAGATAACTTTGAATCAAACCCACCAGCAGCAGTTTCTTATGCTAAGAGAACTCCTCTGGGTGAAGTTGTAACTAATGATCTGAAGAGAAGTATTACTAGAGAAACTACTGATAAGTTCTTCAAGACATTCTCAATCGGTCATGAAGTTAAGTCTGTAAGTAATACCAATACTTCTGCAACTATCGAACTTTATCAAGATCATGGATTAGCAGGTATTACAACCTTCTCAACATTGAATGGTGGTGCAGGACATACTGATGGTACCTATTCTAATGTAAGACTAATTAACAACTTTGCACAACCACCAACCAATTTAGAAAATTTATATCTTGTATGGGATGGTGCAACTGCTGATGTTACTGTCTCTGGTGGTAGTGTAACAAGTGCAACTATTAAAGAAGGTGGTTCTGGATACACTGACGGCGAGACATTATACTTTGATACTAGACAAATTGGTGGAACAACTGGTTCTGCTTCTATTACAATCAGTTCTGCTGATATTTCTGATCCAACTAATGATTATATTCAAGTAACTGGTATCGGTACTGCAACTGGTGGGTATTATAAAATTTCTAGTGCAGGTGATAAGAGACAGATTGCTATCACCAAAACCGCATCTGACCCTATAATTACTCCTGGAGAATATATAACTCCTGTTGGTAGAGTTGGAACTATTACCAACCACAGTCGTAATGATGATACACATACATTTACCGTTACTGCTGGTACACCATCGGGTCTTCTTGCAGGAAACTCTGTAAGACTTCTTGATGCGTCAAATGTAAATCTTGGTGACTATCTTGTTAATAGTGTTACCAAAGGTTCTACATCTCCATTTACCCATACATTTGAAATTGAAACTGCAACTGATATTAGTAATGCTACGCAGTTCTTAAAACATGCACTCTCAGATAATAATGCATCTGCAGATAGTCTTGGTGAAAATATTGGAACTAGACTTCTTACATTCTATGATAACGAAGTTCTGTATACCAGTGAGGCAATCACTGTTGGTGATGATAGATTTAAGGTAAGTCGTCCAGATGGTTCTACCAATAAACTTGAAGGTAGATTCCCACTTGGTTCTTACATTCAAATTGATAATGAAATTATGCGTGTTAAGTCTTCCGAATTTACGGGACTTAACAATGATGAGATTCAAGTTATTCGTGGTTCTATGGGAACCATTATTGAAACTCATACACAGAACTCTCTTGTTAAGAAGATTAAGTTATTACCAATCGAACTTCGTAGACCTTCGATTCTCCGTGCTTCTGGTCATACCTTTGAATATCTTGGTTATGGTCCTGGTAACTATTCTACAGGTCTTCCACAGGTTCAGGTCAAAACACTTTCTGAAGATGAGGAATTCCTCTCACAGGCACAAGAAACTTCTTGTGGTACCGTTCTCTACACTGGTATGGATAGTGATGGTGACTTCTACATTGGAAATACCAAGTATTCTGCACAGTCTGGTGAACAAACCACGTTCGATGTTCCAACACCAACCATTACTGGTGAAGATCCTAACAGATTGAGTGTTGTTTTTGATGAGGTTGTTGTTAAGGAGAGAATCCTGGTTGAAGGTGGAAAGTCTAAGCAGATTCTGTCTCAGTTTGATGGTCCTGTAACCTTTACTGGTGATGTAAGATTTGCTAAGACACTTGTTCTTAATGGTGTTCCTGAGTCACTGAGAACTGCTGGAAGAGTACACATCAAGTCTCTTGGTGTTGCACATGCTTGTAGTGGTGGTGGAAGTCAGGGTGCTGCACTTAGAATTGATGGTGGTGTTGCTATCGGAGGAAATCTCAAAGTATGTGAGGATGTTGAATTCAGTAACACACTTAAAGTTTCCGGTATTTCAACGTTTGTCGGTGAAGTAAAAGTTGATACAGGTATTCGCCCTGATACTGATGAGGGTGCATATCTTGGAACAGCAGCATTACCATTCTCTGAAGCACATATTGATGAACTTAGACTTGGTGTAAGTGGTGATGGTGAAATCGACACTGCTACAGGCAATTTAACTCTTGATTCTGCTGGTGGAACGACAACAGTCGATGATAACTTAATTGTTACTGGAACTAGTAATCTTCAGGGTGCTGTTGATATTGATTCAACTTTGAATGTTGATAGCAATACTCAGATTGATGGAGATCTCAATGTTGATGGTTCTACAACATTAGATAACACCACAATTGATGGTGTATTAGATGTTAATGGATCTGCAAGTGTTGATAATATTACTTTAGATGATAATACTGTTACTGCTACTACATTTGCAGGTACAGCAGATAAGGCACTGAAAATTAACATTACTAATGGAACCAGTGGTACTTACTATCCAGTCATGGCCAGTGGTACTGGGCAACAATCCTTGGCTAGAGATACTGGGTTGAAATTTAATGGTGGTACACTTACAGTATCTCAAGACCTTGTTGCATTTGCATCTGATGATCGTCTGAAGACAAATAAAGTAGCACTTACTGGTGCTCTCGATAAGGTTTGTTCATTGAATGGATTTACATATAACTTCAATGAAACTGCTGGCGAACTTGGATTCAATACTGAGATTGATTATGTTGGTGTTTCTGCACAAGAAGTTCAGAAAGTTCTTCCAGAAGCAGTTAGACCTGCACCAGTTGATGATACGTACATCACTGTTCAATATGAAAAGATTGTTCCACTTCTGATTGAAGCAATCAAAGAACTCAGTGATAAGGTTTCTAGTCTTGAAGAGAGACTAAATAACTAGAAAGACGCATCCAGAGATGGCGAATTATAACAAGCAGTTTAATTTTCGTAATGGTGTCCAGGTTGATAATGATAATCTGGTAGTAAGTCCAACTGGTCTGGTCGGAATCGGAACAACCATTCCGACTGAATCTTTGGATGTTGCTGATGGAAATGCAAAAATCTCTGGATTTGCTACAGCAGCATCTCTTTACTCTAGATTTTTAGAGGTTAATGGAACTGCAGGAGTAACAACAGTCACCTTCACTGATGCTATTGGTGCGGGTGTTTCTATTAGTAGTGGTATTATTACTGCTGCCGATCCTGCAACAGGTATTGTGACTTATTATGGGGATGCTAGGTTCCTTCAAGGAATGCCTACATCACAATGGGTTGATATTGATGCTGGATTAGGATATATAAGCATCTACGCTCAAGGAAACGTAGGTGTAGGGACTGTAGATCCTCGTTTTACCTTCCAAGTAGGAGGAAATGCGGATAACACTTTAACAGGGTTTGGAACCGATTCTGACGGCGGTGTAGGTATCTGTTCCAGTGGTAATGTTCTTATTACTGGTATCACAACATCTGGAACTTTTGTAGGTATTGGTTCGGATATTGAAGATTTAGATGCATCGAGAATTACATATGGAACTATCAGTAATGATAGACTTCCTCTGTTAGAAAATTCTAAAATTCCAAATGATTTTGTTGTAAGTGGTATTATCACTGCAGCAACATTTAATGGTAATGTAAACGCAGGAGTAGTAACTGCAACTACTCTTAACGGTAATATTATTGGTGATGTAACAGGTACTGCATCAACAGCATTAAGTTTGAGTGGAACACCAAATGTTATTGTTGGTGTCTTAACTGCAAATGCTGTTGCAGCATCTAGTTTTATTGGTGGTATTACTGGTGATGTTACTGGTAACTTGACTGGTACAGCAACAACTGCATCATCACTTACATCTGATGGTATTGTAGATATTGAACAAGCAAATATTGGTCTTACAACTGTAACATCTTTACTTGGTATTGGAACCGATCATCTTACTGGTTCCATAGAAGTTGGTGGTACTGATACCCCAAACGTTGCTGATTTATTCATCAACAGAGCTTTTGATAGAACTAATTCTGGTCTAACGACAGACAATTTCCGCAATGCAACAGTAAAATTGTGGAGTGATTTGGGAGAATCAAATATCACTATTGGTACTTCGGAGAGTTCTACTGGTGCTAATGGTAGAATTAGGTATGGTAATAGAAATATTGGATTTGATTATAGTACACCAAACTCTTTTGATTTTATCAACTATGGTGATGGAAACATCAACACATATTTGCAGGCAGGAACCAGCGGTATAGATACGGGTTCAGTTTACTGGCATGATAAGAATGATGTAATGATGGCGCTCACATATGAGGGCAACTTGGGTATTGGTTTAACTGATCCAACCTATAGATTACATGTTAATGGTGACTCTAGATTTACTGGTGACGTTGAATTTGATGGTAATGCAACATTTGCTGGAAGTCTTAGTGTTTCATCTATTGCATCAGAATTAATAGGTAATGTAACTGGAAATGTTACTGGTAATGTAGATGGTTCAGCAGGTATTTCGACATTTAATGATATATCAGTCACTCAGATAGTATCGGCAGGTCAAATCGGTATTACTACTGAAGTTGCAGGATTGAATAGAAAACTTGCAATTAATGATACTGATAGTTTATTTGTTGTTGATACTAGTGGAAGAGTTGGTGTTAGAACTGATTCTTTATTAGTTTCTGGTATTAATGCACCACAAGCAACTATTTCTTGTGGAAGTATTGGAGTTGCTACTGATAGACTCGACACTAATTCTTGTGCTGTTGACTTTGGTCAAGTTGGATCTGGATATACTTCTATCACAAATCTTTCTACTAGAGAATTCATGAGAGTCCCAAGAGTAACTGCTGCACAAATAGCAGCATTTACTGGACTCATTGGTGGTGAAATTGTTTATGATACGGACAATAATGTCCACAAAGGATATAACGGCACAACTTGGAATAATCTCTACTGATAACCATGGCATTACCTAATAGTCCAAACCAACTTAGTTTTTCACAATTTGAAAGTGAGTTCGGAAGGAACAACAAACGTAGTCTTGGAGCTTATCGTGTTAGCGATAATTATGCTAATAATAGAGGGGGACATGCTGCTGCGGTAGGAAATATGCCGCTAGATACTGGTATTCCCCAAACTGGTCAGATTGCATTTAGTGATTTTCATGGTAAACGCCTGAATATGGTCGTTGATTTTTATTCTGGTAATGAAAGACAAAGAGTTAATGCTAGAAAAGTTTATAACCAACATTCCAATAGAGTTAGATGTGTAGGTGGATTTAGAACTAGACCTGCAGATTCTGGTGGAACTAAGGTCATATTACATATTAATGATACTATCTACTCAGAAAAATCTAGTGATAGAAGGAGAGTTGCTTTTAAATCAGGTGGTTGGAATACTGATACCAACTTAATAATTGATGTTGGTGGTGGTGGAAGAGTTATGGGTGCTGGTGGTAATGGTGGAAAAGGTGCTGATAATGAAAAAGAGAAAGGTGGAGATGGAAAAAATGGTACAAGTGCGATAGGTCTCAAGTATCCTGCAACCATCAATGTTTTTAGTGGTGGAGTAGTCGTCGGCGGTGGCGGCGGTGGTGGAGGAGGCGGTGGTGCCTATGATACTGATAAAAATGATGATGAGTTAGCGTCTGGTGGTGGAGGCGGTGGTGGTGCCGGTAAACCACCAGGTGCTGGTGGAAGAGGTGGAGATAGTTGGGAAGCAGACGGTGAAAACGGTAGTAATGGTAGTGATTATGGTGGTGGTTCCGGTGGACGTGGTGGTGATGAAGAAGAAGCTCAAGGTGGTGATGGTGGAGATGGTGGCGGAAGTGGTGCTAAAGGTATTTCTGGTGAAACAGGTGATGGTGAAAAGTCATCTGGAAAAGGTAGAGGAGGAGAACCTGGTTATTGGATAGTTACTGGTGGAAATAATTATAATTTGAATAACAGCGGTACTGTTGCTGGTGGAGCTAACGGAGGAAACTATTCCTAATCTCTTATAACTAGATTATATAACTTGATTTTATTATGGACGACTTCATCGAGATTTATGATGATGCAATTCCAGAAAACCATTGCGAGAGTTTAATCGATTTTATTGATAAACTTGAAGAATGTGATGCAATGGGAATTTCTGGAGAAAAGAAGCATCTAACAAATCATAAAGCATTTAACGCATCACATAATTATCACACAACCTCTGGATCTTGGTTGGGTACAAACTTTCTACCATATATTCAAGAACCTGTAGATAGGTATCTAAAAAAATATAGTGTTTTTGGTGAAGCAAGATTTTTGCTATATGATGTAAAAGCAAAGAAAATTCCTGTTGGCGGTGGTTTTCATAATTGGCACTATGAAAACTCCAGATTACCTTATTGTACTAGACAGTTTGTAGTACAAGCATATCTTAATGATGAATTTGAAGGTGGTGAGACAGAATTTTTGTATATGAACAGAAGAGTTAGTGCTAAGCAAGGAAGAATTATAATTTTTCCTGCAGGATTTACTCACACACATAGAGGAAATCCACCAATAGGTGGAGAAAAATATATTGCAACTTCTTGGGGTATGCTACAAGCAGTGGAGGATGATTTATGAAAAAATACAGATCTGGTATTCATTATGGTAAAGATAGAAAGTCTGCAACCTTAGAAGCATCTTTTCGACTTTTGAAAACTATACACTGTGGAACAGAAGAGTATAGGGATCATATGGTCGAAAAACTTCAAAGATTACAAAATGAAGATTTCAACCGTGTATTGATTCCAGAATTCACATATACAGTTGATGGTAATGACGTTACTTACAATGTTGAATTCATCAAAGGATATGGAGTCGGAACTTATATACCAAAATTTGCACAGATAGTTGCAGAAGATGTAAGAGATCGTAAATCTCCATGGACGTTCACTGATTTTGCTTTAGTAAACTTTATAGTAGAATTTAAGACCAATCGAATATTTGCGATTGATTTTCAATCATACTGCTACATTCCAGATATGGAAAAGAGAAAGTGGATATGGGATATGGATCTCAAAAAAGATAAAGAAAGAATGGAAATTATTTACAATGGAGATTGGTATTATGCACCAAGAGCGTAGTATTGAATTTGAAACGATTATACAGGTTGATATAATTAAAGGTAAAATTTTTAAAGGTATTGATTCTCTTCTAGAAATTGTACTAGACAACTCTAATAAAAAACTTTCTTATGAAATACTGAGTAGTAGAAATGAAGATACTCTTTGTCCAGAAAATGAATTTGTAGATGAAGTTATTGCTGAGATGAAAGCAGATTTCAAGTCAGCAACAGGACAAGATATTGAGTGTATGGGTTATTGGGGTCACATTCATGAGCATAATATGAGTACGAATACTCATAATCATGGTAATGCATATGTTTCAGCAGTATTATATCTCTCTGTTCCCGAAGGTTCTGGTAGTCTAGTATTTGTACCAAGACTCAATCAATATGATAATTCGATGTACAAATCTTTAATATCACCAGAAAAAGGTTCTTACTATATGTTCCCAGGATACCTTGATCATTATGTAACTAGAAATGCCTCACAAGAAAAAAGAGTCTCTATTTCATTCAATTTCAAAAGAATATGATTGTATTAGATAATGTTATTCATGAAGATGTATTTGAAAAATGTAAGGAGAATCTTCTAGGATCACTTAAAGAATCAACAAGAGAAAATTGGTATGATTTAGATACAGAATTCATCTATAGTGACTTTTGTCTTTCAATGATAAATCTTGCAAATAATTACTATGATTTGTCATCGTGCAGTGGATATGAATTTTGGGCACACAAAAATACAAAACCACCAAGATGGCACATAGATTGTGATGAGAGAAGAAAACAGCAAGATAATTTGATGATGTTTCCACTGTGTTCTATTGTTTATTATCCATTTGTTGGTGATATTGTTGGGGGAGAATTACTCATATCTCACGATAATACTGTAAAGTCAAATTCAGATTATAAAACTTTCAATGATACACGACAGTATCATATAGAAAGCAATCCAACTTTTGATACGATTAAACCCAAAACAAATAGAGTGGTAATTTTCCCGCCAGGAAAATTTCACATGGTGAATAAGTTTGAAGGAGAAAGATATTCATTTGTGATAAATCCTTGGGATGGTAGTAAATACATGTACCCAGAGACTATACTATGAAAATACTCATGAAAATTGAAGAGTATCTTCCAGAAACACAACAGATAGTTGTGAAGTTTTGTAGTTCACAATCAGAAAAATCTATTGATGATGTCCAACCACTAGCAATAGATTTGAATAAATTAGAACTTTTCGATACTGAATTATTTTTAGAGTCTTTAGCGATACAAGGTCAGAAAGTAATAGATAAGTATGAACAACTTCAGTATGGTGAAGTTATAGAGAATGGTCCTTTGGATATTACAAAATTGATAGGTAGAACGATAGAGAGAGAAGAGTTCCCTAGAAATAAAAAGATGATACCAATGAGAAGGATTGAGTTATGAAATACTTCAAAAAATGTGAAGAGTTTTATATCTGTGGTTCAAAAAATAAGAAAAAAGAAATATTTGCAGAATCTGGGGATAAATCTTTAACTCTATTCCAAATCATAGTAAAGGGAAGAGGAAGACTAATCACAACCTTTGATACTACAACTATTGATGGTAGTCAGGGAGATATTGTTGACTGCAAATCTATGATGGGTAAAGATAGAGTTCTTGTATCCGATAAAAATAGTGAAGAGTATTATGAGGTTTATGGATTTAATCCACTCATACCATCACAGGAATGGGATGCTAAAAAGATAACATCATCATTTAGAGGAGACAGTAACAGTTGGATTATATGTTTTGATGGTAGTGCAACTATAAATGGAAAGGTAGTTGAAAAATTTGATTATGCAAAACTAGAAGATAAACACTATGAAGTTGAAGTTGGTAATGCCTTACTAGGAGTATTCACAAAGATATGATTACTAAACAAGAACTAGATTCATTGTATGAGTGGGCAAAAGATACTGACTTTCCACTAAGGAATGAACGTATCACATCAAAGTATATGGGATATGGTCTTAAGATTTGTTATATCAAAGGTGGAGTTAATCTAATTCAATATCCAAATAGAGAACTATCTGAACCTGTAATTGATATTATCGAGAATAAAGATATTCTTGGTGTTTACTTTTTAAGTTATCCACCAAATATGACTGCACCTCCACATCGAGATTACAACCCACATCGTCAACCATATAGAAGGATTCAAATACCAACAAAGGTAGAAAATGGGTACATTGAGTGGACTGCTACTGGTGAAAGAGTCTATTGGGAAGAAGGTAAACCAGAAATCTTTAACGTAGAAGAAGAACATCAAGGTGCTAATAATTCTAGCACAAGAATGGAATTTTTGTATGTCGATATAAAGCTTGACACAATCATAAAATACGACTAGACTCTGTTTGTTGCTTTTGAAGGGATGGCTTTAGCTTACAATATATTCCCAGTTACAATATACAAAACTAGAATAGAAGACAATGATTTTCTAAAAGAAAAGATTGTTTCTGGTGTAGAGAAAGCTCTACCAGAACTAGATTCTCCTGAAGATTGGGCAACAAATAATCTTAAGACTTCTTTCGAAGGTGAACCAAAAGGTAAAGAAGTTCTTGTTGGTAAGAATAATGTCTTACTAAAAAAATATTATAGTGATGCAATCACTGAGATTTTCGATAGAGAAATCACTTGGGAAATTGTTGATGATATTTGGTATAACTATTATGAGAAAGGTTCGTATCAAGAATTACACGAACACATAGCAGATCCTTTTCAGAAGATTCACTTCTCTTGTATTCACTATCTTTCTTACGATAGAGAAGTGCATACATCAACGGAATTTCATGACCCTATATCAGCAATAAGAGCACATAGTTTGACTCTTGATAAAGACTTTGTAGGTGATTTTTATATTCCACAAGTAGAAGAAGGAGACTTAATTATGTTCCCAGCATATCTACAACATAGAGTTCTTCCACAAAAAGTATCTGATATTCCAAGAATTACATTATCGTTTAACTTTAGATTGTTGAGATATGGTTGAAGTAATTGATAACTTTTTAACTGAAGATGATTGTTATTCTGTGGTAGATTACTGCAAGATGGCGTCATATTCTTATGGTGAAGTTGATTATCCTGGTGCAATACCTACTGGGATGATTCATGAGATTGATGAGACAACTGAGATTTACAAATTGTTTCAGTCTAAGACTGAGAACCTTGTAACTGAGTATCCTCTTGATAGAATGTATGTAAACTGTTTCGCTCCTGGTGAGAATCCATACTTTCATATTGATGGTTCTCATGGTGTTACATTCTTATTCTATGCTAACGAAGAGTGGAACATAGAAATGCACGGAGAAACACAATTTCTAATTGATGATCAGATTACAGGAGTTCTTCCATATCCAAATAGAATAGTTAAGTTTGATGCTAATATAATGCACCGTGCTACGTCCTTCAGAGACCGACACCGCTTCACCCTGGCGGTGAAGTACAGTTTGTAAACCGTCCACTAGGTTGTCTGGTGGGCGGTTCTCTGCTATAATTACTCCATACTGAACAGGACACCCACTTGACCATCACCCTTCGCCCACATCAGCAGACTGCGGTTGACGCAATGCTGAAG